TCCAGCGCCGAGACGTCGTCGTCGGTGAGGTAGGATTCGGTCACTTAACTTGTTGGGGTTTTGTGGGGCGCCAGCTTCCGTCGCTGTATTTGTATTGCATCCTGCCCAAAACTTTTTTCTCTTCTCCGGTCGGAGTTGGGCCAGCCTGCCGTCCGGCTGTGCCGTCCAGCATGCGAATGTCGTCCTCGCTCATCTTGCTGAGAACCTCAGACCACATGCCGCGCACGCTCTGGATCGTTGGCTTGAGGACATCGGCAGGCAGACCAACGCGAAGCGCGCCCTGCATGCTCTTGAGCATCTCCAGCTCTTTCTCGGTGACCTGACCGAGTGTGCCGCCTGCGCGCTTCAGCTCGATGAGCTTGTCGATAGCGATCAGGCCGGTCGCGGTGTCGAGCTTGCTGCGAAGGACACCGGCAGGAAGCTCATCGATGCCTTGCGTAACCTGTCCGATGAAACCGGTCGCACCAAACGAGTCAACCATGGCCTCGGCCTGATTGAGCGACTCTATGAGCACCTTGGCGTTGTTGCTGGCGAGCTGCGACTGGTTACGAAGCTCGCTCTCGGCGGGGCTGCCGGAGACGATACGCATGCGCATCTCGCCGGTTCGCTCGTCGCGGTAACGCTCCCAGCCGTTGGCAAAGAACTGCTCTCCGCGTCCCTCACGCTCTGCCTTGAGGGCTTGCGCCTCGGCGATGCGCAGCTTGCGCTGGTAGATCGGATCGTTCTGCGCCTGCCGCTGCTCGTTGCGCTTGAGGATATAGTCGGCCGCACCCTTTGGCGTCATGGCGACGCCTTCGTTGTGCCGGAGGTAGAACAGCTCCTTCTGCGCGTCGGTCAGCGAGTTGAACTGCTCCGCGGTCTGCACTCCGTCGAGCTTTGTCAGATCGTATTGCGATCCGGTCGCCGGAATGTTCACCGGCGGCAGCATCTGGTCGTCAATCGGAGGAAGTGTCTCGTCGTCTCCGACCATGTCCATGCCCTCGACCTCCTGCAGCGTGTTCATGGACATCGGATCTTCCTGCGGGTCCACCGGAACAGGTGTTCCGATGGGGTTACCAAACTCGTCTTTTAGGGGTTCCATGGCTTAGGGGTTTCTGCGCCAGAACGGCTGCATTGAACCGGATTGTATCATCCCGCGGTTGCTTTGGTTGTACCAAGCGTTCGCCGCGCTCATCGCGTCAGGGCTGGGTTGGCTTGGCTGACTGGGAGGAAGTGTCGAGTTGTCCATCGCGGGAAGCGGCGGCTCTTCGGGAAGCGGAACAGTGCCCTCTCCACCGGCCACACGCGCGGCGCCCTGCAGTCCGGCGTTTAGGATAGGCGCGTTTTGCTGCACTCCTATCCGTTGCTGCCCTAGCTGCGAATTGATCAGCGCAGGCATCATCGGCATCAGCATCTCGGACGCCTTGAACCAATCGCGGTCGTTTTTAAGTTTCCCGCCAGCGACCGACTCAAGCTGCTCCATAGACATACCGAGAGACGGCGAGACGACCTTGAACACGTCCTTGAACGCGCGGCCTTTGGCTTTCTGGCTTTCAATCTCGCCATACATGCCGCCAATGGCTTGCAGCGCGCCGCCGATATTTTCTCCCATTTGTCCCATCATCTGGGCATTGGCCTGCGCGGCACCGACCTGTCCTGCGGCAAGGATCTGGCCGCTATTGTCCTGAGTAGTTGGTGAATAGCTAAACATAGTTTTGTCTCTTTCTAATTAAGCCGCCTTGGCAGCCATCAATTCCTCAGCGAGGGCGGCGCCGATGACCGCTGGCTTGATGGCCAGACGTTTCTTGCCCTTGTAATCGACTTCGGCGACAGCCTCCGGCAGCACCTTCGCAACGTCCTGAGCCATGAAGCCCTTGTGCTTCTTGTCATCGCCCTTGTAGCTGAACTCGTAAGCGGTCAGGCCAAGCACGCTGCCAGCCTTGCCGAGCGGCTTGATGTCTTTCTTCATGCGCTTGTCGCTGAAAGCTAGTGCCATGCTTGCGCCTTGCAGCAATCCACCGCCAAGACCTCCAAGAAGACCCATGGTGCCGGACTGGCGCATGGCACCCGCCTGCGCATTAGCCGCCTGCACCGCCGCATTGTTATTCATCCAGCTATTGTATTGAGACGCCTGCATATTGCGGTTGAACGTCTCGACATTTCCGGCAGTTTGCAGCGAGTTATTGAACGCATTGCTCGCCATATTGGTCGAGCGATCCAGCGTGGCGCCTCCAAGCTGGAACGCCGCATTCAGCCCCTGCCGATACGGGTCCATGTCTCCGTAAGCACCGGCCAGACCGATGCGCCGCTGACGGCGGGCGAGGTCAAGCTGGTTGGCTCCTAGAGCGAACTGGCGGCGCTGGTCGAGGCGTTGCTGCGAGGCGGCATCGCGGTTAAGGATCTCGGCGGCAGACGATCCGGCGCTGGTGCCGAGACCGCGAGCGGCAAAGGCGGCGCGGGCCGACTGCTGTGCTGCGCGCTCCTGCTCCGGCGAGAGCGACCGGCCGAGGGCCAGCTCCTCCTGCGCTTGGCGCTGGAGTTCTGCTTCGATCTGGTTGGGGGCGCTGGCCGCGTCTAGTTCGCTGCCGATGACGCCGCGCGCACGCCTGAAGTAGTCATTGTCCAACCGGCGGGCCATCTCGTCGGCCGTGCCTAATTGCAGATTGGTCATCTGCGGATACAGACTGAGCGCGGCCTGCATCTGGTCGCCGAGCATCAGCCTCCCGTAGTTGCGGGCAGCATCATACATCTGCTTGTATCTAATCGGCTTTGGCCTTGCTGGTTGCGGCACGTTAAACGTGGCGCCACCGCCACCTCCTCCAAAAACACTTTTTACTACATCTCCCATATTATTTCCTCCTCGTTGCTTTAGTTAATTTATCCCAGTCGTAAATCCTCACGCGGTCGTCCTTGCTCCCGCGAAACCAAGAAACCCAAGGCTGCGGATGCGGGAACACGCGCATAAACTCCCCGCAAGCATTTGCGTGGCCAGTAGAAGCAGCCAGAGTGACGTGCCAGCAGTTGCTTTCGCCTTGCTCAAAGTGTTGCTCCTCCGCGTTCCACCGCACAGCGCGGGCCAGCATGAAGCATTCCGGCGATGACCACACATAGCCCGCCGACAGATGCTCGCCGACTGCTTCCCAGAAGTCTTGCGGGTTGTTGTTGTCCCACCATTGATGTGCTTTTTCCCATGGGGTCATGCTTAGAACTTGATGCAATAGAGCAGCGCAATGTTTGCGGGGCGGGTTTCGGTTGACGTTCTTGCCACAGTTGACGGGTCAAAAGTAACGCCGCGCGTGGTTGTTGCTCCAGTTGGCCTCAAGCTGCTGCCAGCCGATCCGGCGGCAAACGCTCCGGTGCCACCCAGCAGGTCAATGGTTGTTGTGATGGTTCCGGTGAAATTCTGAAACGCATCGCCCTCTTTGGCGGAAAACGTCTTGTTGTAAGTAACTCCGCTGATGGTCTGCTCTCCGCTGCCGCGCACAAAGATGCCGCGAAGGTCTGGCAGAGGCAGGCGCTTATTGGCAGAGAAGTCAGCAGAGGCAGAGGCTCCGCGCGTAGATGCTGCGCCCGCGCTGTCAAGAATCGGCAGGTCGGTATTGCTCCAGTTATCCCAAAGAACGGCGAACAGCGCCGAGTAATCGGCCGATGCGTTTGTGGCGCCACTGGAAGCGGAGCCAACAGTGTTGCCATTGGCGGAAAGCCATCCGGCAGGGGCCGTCGAGCGCGCAAAGGCTTGCACTGCGCCCACCGGCAAGAGCGCCTGCTGCACGGCGGTGACCAGCTTGGCTAAGGTTACGTTGCCATCCAAAATGTTTGCCGTGGCCACGGTGATTGCTGTCGGCAGCGCTCCGGTGGCCAACTTGCTCAAGGCAATCGCCGCATCGCTCTTGATGTCGGCGCTGACGATGTCGCTGACGGTGCGGGCGTTGTTGAGCTTGGTCGGCGTGACGGTGTCGCCGCTGGTGAAGGTGTATGCGTAGGAGGCCATAGGAATTATGCTGCTGATCGGGTTTCGGTCGGAGGCAGGGACTTGGGCGATGCCTCAATGGATGCCGAGCGGATCTCCGGTCGGCCGTTTGATGTTTCGTAAATGACTTCGGCGGCGTGCGCCTTGAAGCGCACCGGAGACTTCATGTTGTAGTCTTCGCTTGTCAGTGCGCTGTTGGTCAGCGTGCCGATAGTCGTCTCGGTATCGGGGTTGATCGTGCTGATCTTGGTTGAGACGCTGGCGCCAGCCGGAATGACCACATCGGCAATCGAGCGCAGGAACCGCTTGCTGTGCATGTCGCCAAAGTCGTAGCGGCGGGTCTTGATGCTGCCAGTGACAGGGCTGGTGCCAGCGTTGACCGCGTTGTCGTCTGTCGCGGCGGTGACTTCTTCGAGGAGATAGAGGTTGCCGGAACGAGGGATTGAGAACACACGGCGCTGGTTTTCGTAGGTGGCGACGAGGATCTGGTTGACGCTGGCGCTGCTCGGATAGGTGTCGCGGTATTCCCAGTTCTCGTTGAGAGCGTTCCATGCGAGGACAAGCTGGTTGCCGTCGAGCGGATCGGTGCTGGTTGGCAACGCAACGAGGTATCTATTTGCATGCCAGATTCCGAAGGCAGACTTTTCTACGCGGGACTGGACGACTTGGCTGAAAAGGTCGGCGATAGGTTCGGAGAGCGGTTTGGTATCGCCGCGAACCTTGAGGTCGAGGGCGCGGTCTAAGCGGTAGATGCCTGCGTCACTGAGGAAGAAGACAAAGTTACCGGCGGTGACGATGGTGTTCCTTGCGCTGCATCCGATTTCGTTGGTCAAAAGCGTGAGTTGCGAGACCGGAGTGTCTACGCTGAAGTCGCTGCCATCGGTTGAGGCGAATTGATTGAGCGTAGCCAGCCAGATGCTTTTGCGGCAGAAGACGAGTGCTTGGCCTTCGACCCATGGATGGATGGCGACAATGCGGTCATCGCCGCCTGCGCCTGCGCGGAAGCTGTTCCAGAATGGATCGTAGAGGTCAGGGTCGAGAACGTCGCTGATCGCCACGGTGTCGCGGTTTTTGGCAAACCATAGCCGGTTATTGTGGTAGGCCGCCCAGCCGGTGCTCGGCATGGTCGTGTAGGTCACGCCTGCGGCGGGAACGCCTGCGGTGGCGCGGACGAAGCCGCCGCTGCCGCCGTCCCAAAATAGAGGCGGCTTTACTCGGCGGACTTTGATGGTCGCGGCGGCATGCGTGGCGGTGCCGGATGGAACGGTAATCTCAAAGGAGTTGGTATTAAGGTTGGTGCCAAGGACGCGGAACTCATGGCCGTCAAAGGCAGGCGTTGTAGATCCTTCGATGCGAACGGTGGCGCCTTCAGGATAGCCGTGAGCGTTGACGTTCACCGTGGCCGTAGTGGATGACACGGTGATGCCAGAGGCTGTTGTCAGCTTTTCCTCGTAGCCGGTGGCGGTGCGGGAGGCTTCGCGGAGGATATACAAGCGATCAAAGGCTTGCAGCACGCTGACGGTGTCGGTTCCTTCGATCTTCTCGGCGGGGCTGGTCGGATAGGTCTTCACGACCGGCGATTGTCCCTGCCGGTAAAGCGTGGCGCTGTCTGATCCGGCGAGCACGATGAATTCGTTGGCGTTGTCGTAGTTCTGGCTGGCGAAGACTCCGGCCGCGTAGAGTCCGCCGTCGTAGGAGTCGCGCACTTCGGGGCCGTTGTTGGCGATGATGGTTCCGGTGGCCGGTGTGGCGGGGCTGCCGCTGACGGTGTAGGTTAAAGTATTGGCGTCCGTCACAGTGACGATGAAGTCGCCGTTGTAGTCCGTCTCGGCGGCGCCACGGATGTTCACTTGGTCGCCGCTGGTGAATCCGTGGGCGGTCGCGGTGACGGTCGCCGTGGTTGAGGCGCGGGTGATCGAGGTGACGGTCCTGTCGGTGCCGAGGGTAAAGTCGAGTGTCAGCGGGGCGCCGGTTGTGCCGATGGTGTCGGTGAGGCGCTTGCTGCCCTTGCGGGTTTGGGCGACGCCACGATCCAAGCGCATGTTGACGCTGTCTTGGAGCATGCCTGCCGGAAGGGTCAGCGGGTTCAAGCGGCTGGCGAAGCCGATGAATCCGGCATCGCCTGCGCGTTGGACTGGAGATTCTAATGCCATTAGTTGAGCGCTGCTTTGAGTCTGCTCTTGAACCGCGCCGCGTCGGCGGGAGAGATGTCGTTCTTGCGATTGGGGGCGATTTGCTGGTGGGTGACGATGCGGGACATCGGGATGTGCCAGCGCTTCATGCGGGGCACGATGTATTGGATGGCGCTGTCCATCGCCGCTTCGCCAAGCGGGTCGCTGTAGGTGTCGCCGTCCCACGCCACACCGAGGCTGTAGCTGTTGCAGTCTGGAACGCCTTGCCATGAGCTGATGCCTGCATGCCAGCAGCGGGCCGTGTCGTCGGCGAGGACGGTGCGGTTGCCGTTGCGGGCGATGATGACGTGGTAGGACACTTTGCTGGCGGGGTTCATGCACCAAGAGACGGAGCCGTTATAGCTGCCGCTCGTGTGGTGCAGGACGATCATGGTCGGTGTGATGGGTCTGCCGCTTTTGTTCGGGGTGTTCAGCCTGCGTTCGTCGTAGGCTTTGCTCGCGGCGGGTGTGGAGACGGTTGTGGATTCTAATGGCAAGCTCGGCGAGGCTGGCGCTGGGCCAGTCGCGGACGGCTTTCCAAATAGTCTCTTGATCCACTTCCACATGGTTACTTCGCGTAGCCTTTGGTGCTCGGCGTGACGGTGACGGTGGCCTGTTGCTTAATGAAGTCGTAGCCGAGCGTCACGCAGCCAGCCGCAGCGACAACCCAGCTCGCGGCGAGGATCGCAACTGCAATGAGTTTTGTGACGCGGGCGCTCATGGATTCAGAGGCGGGCGTTGTTGTCTTTGGCCATGACCAAGCCCCAACCGGCGAGCAGGCTCGCGGCGATGAGGCCGAGGTCGGGCACGCTGCCGTTGGCCAAGAACTCGCGTCCGGCGGTCGAGAGTGAGGCGATGATTGTGAGGATTCCGAGCAGGGTTGTTTTCCAGTTTCTCATTTGTTTGCTTTCTGTTTTTTGCGGAGGTCGTGAAGGACCGAAATTAAGGTGACTACGCCTACGGCCAGACCGACACATAGACCGGCGACCCTGAGAGTCGTCTCTAAATGGGGCAGCATAGAAAACGCCGAGGAGCCGATAGACGTAGCTGTCCCGATGACGCCTTTTTCTGTCGTGCTGAAATTGTGATGAAAATACTGCAAGCTCATCGCGCGGCTCCTCAGATGCGTTACTTCAAGTAGGCCAGTACGGCACCAGCGTGCAGCTTGATCTCGGTGAAGCTGCCCTCAATGGCGGTGCCGACCGGAAACGCATAGGCGCTGCCGCTGGTCGTGTTCGCCACGTTGGTCTGGTTGCCCGCGAGCGTGTGGAACTTGGTCGCGGCGTCGAGGCTTTCGACAACGCTGAATGTTC